AATGGATAAGAGAAGTAGAAAAAATGATAGATACTAAATATAAAATAGTAGTTATACCAATGTTAACAAAAAATCATCATGATAAATTTACATATTTAGATCTATTAGATGCTGATTTTGTTGTTGTATCTTATAATTTTTTAGGAAATAATTGTTATACAGGAAAATGGCTAAATAAGGTATCATCAAGTAAATCATATTGTAAATCTGCTGATTTTAATATTGAAAGTGTTGATAATGTTTTAAAAGCTCTTTCAAAAGAATATAAAGATGATCCTCTAAAATTATTTGAATCAAATCCAATATTAAATATTATAAATTGGCATAGAATTATTGTCGATGAATTTCATGAAATCTATACTGTTAAAGATAAATACAATCATGTAGCAAATTTATTAAGATTTTTTTCAGCAAAATATAAATGGTGTGTATCAGGTACTCCTTTTGATAAAGGACCAGATAGTTTAGTAAAAATGATTAATTATACAACAAATTATACATTAACATCCGCTTCTTCTGAAAAAATATTAATTAATGATGAAATAAAAAATTATATGATGAAAAATTTCTTTAGAAGAAATACAAAAAAGAGTGTAACAGATGAATATAAATTAGATCCTCTAAAAGAAAATATAGTATTATTAAAATTTACTCAAACAGAACGTATGATGTATAATGCATATTTAGCAAATCCCACAATGGATAAATTTTCAGTATTAATGAGACAATTATGTTGTCATCCAAAAATAGCTGATGAAATTAAAGATGCACTATCTAATTGTAAAACATTAGAAGATATGGAAAAATCAATGGTTAAATATTATGAAAAAGCTTATTTAGAATCTGAAAATGGTGTAAAATTAGCAGAATATAGAATTAAAAAAACAGAAAGAAAAATAACAGTTGCAGAATATAAAAGACAAAGAAGATTTCTTAAACAAACAGGGAAATATAAAGTATATATTGAATTTCCTCCACAAATTAAAAATCCTAAATTTGATGATATTTTTGATAATGAAAATGTTAATGAAAATGATGATGGTGAAAAAAATGATTCATCAACAGATAGTGATGATGAAAAGGAATTAATAATTATTAATGAAGATAATCAAAAAATGATTATTAATAAAATTAATAAGAAATTAGATGAAAACCCTTCTAATTATATTAATGATTTACATATTACTTTACAAAATTGGAAAACAAAATTAATTGAAGCAAAAAAAATATATGAAGGTAAGAAAACAACTTATAACTTTTTTGCAAATGTTTTAACAAAACTTAAAAAAACTGGGGAGAAAAAAGAGGGGGATGAGGATGATGAGGATGAGGATGCAGAAGTTTGTGGTATTTGTCTTGGTAATATTACAGGAAATGATGTTGGTGTTACAAAATGTGGACATATTTTCTGTTATCAATGCTTAAAAGGTATGATTATTAAATCAGCAAAATGTCCAACATGTTCACTTCATATAAAAGAAAATGAAATATTTATGATATCATATGAAAAACCTGTAACCGGTATACAAACAAAAGATATTAAGGATAAATTGAGTCTGATTAATGAAGTAGGTACAAAATTAGCAAATATGATATTCTATATCAGAAGTATAAACGAAAAATGTATTATATTCTCTCAATGGGATGATTTACTTAAAAAAGTAGGTGATGTATTAGATACTTATGGCATTAAAAATGTATTTTGTAGAGGTAATGTTTGGACAAGAGATAAAGCTATTAGAGAATTCTCATCTAAAGATGAAATTAGAGTTATTATGTTATCGTCTGAAAGTGCTGCATCAGGTACTAACTTAACTGCTGCATCCACTGTAATTCTACTTGATCCTGTATATGGTAGTTATGAATATAGAAGAAATACAGAATGGCAGGCTATTGGTAGAGCATATAGAATGGGTCAACAAAAACCGGTAACAGTTGTTAGATTTATAATTAAGGATACAGTAGAAGAAGAAATATATAATATGAACAAGGAGGAAGATAAGAAATTTAATGAAAATATTAAAATTTTTGAATTAAATGATGATAAGATTACTCTAGAAAAAGATCAAATTGAAAATATGGCAAAACATGCAGAAGAAGCACTTAAAAAGAAAACTCAAAAATCTAAAAAGACAGATAAAAAAATAGAACTACGAACAAAAGGAGATAAAAATGGTCCTATTGTAGTTAATAATAATGTCAATAATGATAAATGGGAGGATGATTGGGATTCTGAAAATGATGATATTGATTAAATTTTTATTTTTATTGGTATAATATTATCTTTTTCATATAATTTATTAAAATTTTCATATAAAATATTACCATCATTTAATGTTTTATTTATTTTATGAATATTCATTTCTTCAACTTTATTCATAGGAGGTTTATAGTAAACTAAATAGCAATTATTTGGATAATTAATTGTTTTTAATTCATATTCTATTCGTTTATCTATTTCATAATTTATTAAAGATATAAGATATTCTAATAAATTTGTTCCTATATCTATTCCATTATCATTAAAATTATCTAAATCTCCTGTACATAATGCTATATGTATTATATTTTGAAAATCTATTTTTTCATCTTTAAATATTAATATATGAGGATGTACATAATCAATTCCAGAATCACCATAATATTTACCATTTATTTTCTTAGGTGAAAATAATCCCCAATATGCACATGATGCTAATAAAAATTCTTTTATTTTATCATCTGTTCCATTTATTAATTCTATTTTATTATCACTTATATTATATACAATACATTCCATTTTTTCAAGAAGAATTTTATGTTCAGCTTCATCTATTTTTGATATACTGTCTAATAATTCATCACCTGCTGATTGATTAAATAATCCGAATTTTTTAACACTTGTTAAAATCCAATATATATTAAATATTATTTGAAATATATATCCTATTATCGGAATATTTACTAAAATCTTTTCAATATTTTCCATTCTCTTTGTATATGTTGATTTTCTTAATTTATCTGGTGTTAATGTTGTGAAAAATGTTTCTAATTTATTAAATTCTTCATGTAAACAAAAATATGCTACAAGTCCCCCAAATGATGAACAATATATTTTATTTATTGAATGTATTCCCTTCTCTCTTATTAAATTTCTTAAAAATGTTAATTGATATGCACATTTAGTTCCTCCTCCTGATAAATATATATTGTATTTATTAGTCATTGATATAATTGATATAATTTTATAGTATTATTATTTTATATGAATCATATATTTATTCAATATTTTATTACTTAAAGATTCATTATATAAAAAAATATTATTATAAATAAATGGATTTAAATAGAATTCAATCAATTTTAAATGGAAATGATCAAATATCTTTAAGAATTATAGATTTTATTTTATATAAATATATAAATAATGATTTTACTGTTTTTCAAAATTTAAAATTAAGTTATCTAAATAGATTAAAAATATTAAAAAAATCCGGATTCTCTATTTTCAGAACTGGAAAGGAAAAAATAATTTATACAGATAATAATATATCTTTTGAAACAACACATGGTCAATTAAATTTTTTTAAATGGTTGTTTGAATCAGGTTTGATTAACTATATTGATAATAATATAGATCATATTAAATTACAATTATTTTAAATTATAATTATTTTATTTAAGAAGATACTTAAACAAAATTAACTATATATTAATTATAAAACGCAATTATGTCTTCTGATGATAGTGATGATAATTTAACAAATTCAAGTTATGAAACAGAAAATGAAGAGATAAAAAAAGGTGATATTTCTAAATATGATTTTGATATGAATTCATTCTTTAAATCAAAAAAAGAATTAATGTTTTATAAAATGATAAATAATTTCTTTAAACAGTGTAGAAAAGAAGATATAGAAAAAATGGTAACAATAATAACAAAAAGTGAACCGATATCACTTAGACTTTTAGATTGGTTTATAACAAAATATTCAAAAAAAACTATAGGTATCGAAATAGGTGGTGAAAAACAAACATTTGATGTTCATATTAGTTATAAGGCTCAATTAAGATCATTTAAAAAAAGACAATTTGACCCATTTAAAAGAGCAGAACCTAGAAAATTTAATTATTATTATGATAAAAATGATAAAGAAAAAAAAGTAACAACAACTTTGGCTCAATTAAACTTCTTTAAATGGGCTATAACAAATGGTATATTAATTTATGTTGAAAAAAATTTAGCACAAATAAATAAAGAAATGAGTAATTCAAATGAAGATAAAAAGAAAAAGGATAAGAAAGATAAAAAGATATTAAAAGAAAAAAATGTAGTTAAACTTTCTGCTACAAAAACTGTTGATGTAAAAAATGATCAAGTAGAACTTATAATATCATTTGATTAATTTTTTATTAATAGTTATTTTATATTTAATAAATATTGCTTTTATTAAAGATATTTAATGTATTATATTTATTAGAGATATTTAATGTTATTATTTTATTAGAGATTTGTATTATATTTATTAGAGATAATTAATGTTAATATTTTATTAGAGATAACTAATATTTTGTATTATATTTATTAGAGATAATTAATGTTAATATTTTATTAGAGATAACTAATATTTTGTATTATATTTATTAGAGATATTTAATGTTATTATTT